CATTTAGCACTAGCATTTCCTGCAGCATCCGTGACCGTTGCATAAAACTTAACCTTCTTCACAGTATTGTCAGGAACAGCAATGGTAACATCCGGCATTACTAAAGCAGAAACAGGACTTGATGTAGCTGTGATAGAAGTTAAAACTACATTAGTAACAGAATCATACAGTTTGAAAGTAACAGGGAAAGATACTTCCGATGCGTCTGTCCAAGATGTAATAGTAGCTCGAATTTTGAAATCCTTTGCCGATGCTACACTAACAACCATTAATACCATTGCCAAAACTAATAGAAATTTTTTCATTGTCTTTCTCCTTATATAAGTTTTATGAGTTAACACCTGACGCCTACCTTCTCCTCGTCTTTGAAAGAAACTCTTCTGCTACCAATGCAGCATCCTCATGCATCCCACCATCTGCAAGAACCCTTTGCCTCGCCTCCTCAGCATGCTTATAGTCCTGGAGTCTCTGGTTCATTGCCTTTGTCATAGTGACCCCAATCCTACACTTCATCCTAATCTCCTCATCGTCTGTCATGTGGTATATATCACGCAGGAACTGGCAGATAGTGTAGTGATTTTCATACCTGTCACGTTCCATCTCCTCAGTGGAGGCTGGATCATGTCTCTTGTACGGCATCTTTGTACTCCCTAATGTGATTCTCCATCTTCTTTGCCATAGCCATTGCTACTCTCAACTCCAATCTTATATTTTCGTCATCCGTCATATGATAAATATCCCTGAGCACCTGGCAAATCGTATTGAACCCGTCATAGAAATGTCGCTCCATCTGCCTTATCGGAACAGGCTCTGGCCTTGGTCGGTTAAAGATTGTCATTCCTCAACACCTCATCAAGGAACTCCCAGAAGCGTCCCTTGGTCTTTCCCCACATGGGTATCTCGTCCGCCATCGTCCAGTCCACCACCTGGTTCCTGTACCCGCTCGGGTCGAAGATGTTCCGAGTCACCACTTGTTTGTGTCGGATATCTACATATGGTATTTCAGACATCCATGTCTCGAAGCCATGAGGAGTCAACTGGGCATAATCATCTCGATACTTATTTCCTCCCGGCTCAAAATGTCTACGTCCTCCTATCTTCCCACTCTCTATCAAGCGAACACGATTACGATAATATTCCAACAGAATATCCCTATATGCACATAAACCCGACACCTGCTTGGCTTTGAAATGTAAAGACTGACCGTCCTCTACACGAACTTTCCACCAGTTCAGATTGTAATAAAATACATCCTTTCTTGGAGGAATGAAATCAAAATGGCATTTTGGATAGATGATGTCATGCTCCACCATAAAGACTATGTCGGCGTCCATATTCTCAAGTCCCTTGAGCTGCTGCTTCGCCATGGTAAGATGACTTCTCCTAAGATCCATATGAATGTTCTTACCAAGGGCTAGAGGTTTCAATGATACAGAAACCAACTCATGGCCATTGCAAATCCTTTCTAGGTTCTTGCACACAACAGATGATATTCTCTCATCTAGCTCACTATCCGTATAGTAGAGCATTCCTATTTTGAGTTCCCTTGGCTGTGCAACAATCACCTCTGGTTTATTTTCCACAATCATCTCCGTTGGTGGAATCATCTCCATTGGAGGGACTTCCATCGGTGTCTCCTTTAATTTCTTCAGATCATCCTCTTTCCATCCAGGCACCGGCCAGAACCGCTCCAGCAGCCATGATAGAGGACGGACCTGCTTCGGCCATTTGTTATTAAAGAAAAGATCACGAGCATAATGCTTGGCACGAGATACTTGTCTTCCTGAGCAAGGCCACGGGAATCCGAAGTCCCCTCCTTGAGTCCTGAACATATGGGCATACCATGTCTGGTGATTGATCATTACAAACCCACCTGACAACCACGTCTTCACGGCCACCTCTATCCCTTGGCTACCCCAGCTCCCAAACGCCTCGTCACATACGTCAAGCTCAATATACTTATCCCTTGTCATCATGAAGCAGGATCCCTGAAGACTCATAGACTCTGTGATGTCACCCTTTCCTTCCGGCCTCTTCTTAAAGTCTGTGAAGTATTGGAAGTGGGGCTCTGTGTCAAAGCAGTAGGAAGTACTTTGTGGATTATTTTTACCTATCCACTTAATGTCCATCGTCGTAGGCTTCCCACACGTGGTGCATGGACCTGTGGGACCTTGATACCTTCTATGTCCTTCCTCGCAGACCCAATCGAAAGCATGTAGGTTACGCATAATTGGTGCCATTGTCCAATTGTCCTGCATAACAGACATCATTTTCACATCAAAGCCCTTATCAAATGAGCAGTGAGCATCCACTTTCATGATGTACCTGGCGCGGGACATAGCCACGGCCTCATTGGTAGCTGCTCTCTGTCCTACAGACTCTGAGTGATAGATCAAATGAACTTTAGGATTGTCCTCTATGGGAGGATCAGGCCAATTCCCATCACACACCACTATGATCTCTGTATTCCCCTCAATGTTGGCAAGAATGTCCTGCACAGTTCGTGCTGTAAACATCTCATTCCTTGCGGGGATTATCACACTCAAATCAATCTTCATAACCACGCCTCATCTCGTAATAATCAAAACCCTTATCCGAAGTCTTTTCCTCAACAATCTCAAATCCCAACGCCCGCAAGAAATGCAATGATTTCTCATTGACTGTCTTCGCTTTTGCGAAGATACTTTTCAATTTATTTGACCTCACCAATCTTTCCATAACCTCCGTAATGATCTTCTTAATTCCATCCTTATATTTACGATCGTCCGTATACTTCAGGATCCTGCCTAACTCTGCCGTTTCCCCTTGGATTATATCATAGACACCGAACTGAGCTATGGGAAGCAAGAGATCACAGTCTATAATCATAACAGTGTGGTCATCCTCTCTTTCCATAATTGACTCAATCCACTCCTCTGTCTCCTTTAGGGAAACCTCATGATCAGTGAAAAAACACTCATAACACCTATTCCTGTTTGTTGCCATGATCTCAGCATCCCCTATCATCACTGGTCTGTATCCTAGCTTCATTGCAGGTACCTCATCAAGTCCTCAGCAGATCTCCTCGGGTTGTATCCCTCAAGGAAAACCTTGTGTCCATTCTCCGCAATGGAATTAATCTTATCCTCATCCTTCAGAAGATCAGACAATTTATCCTCCATGTTCTCAAGATTGAAAGATACATAGTCAACTCCATCCGTCAGGTCAGAGTAAGGGAAGAGCTTCACTCGGTTCACCCACTCAAAACCAAACATCGCTGACTTGGCACAGAGAGAGTCAGTAGTGGCAGACCCAAGCTCTCCATCCCCAGGCACTGTCACGCATACTCTGGAGGATTTGAGAATCCACGCCCATTGCATCAGCCCATGCTTTATACGATCTCCGTTCTCACACATATTGTATGGCTTGAAAGGAGGAAGTCTGTTACCAACTATACTCCTAATACTATGCCTAAAGCCATGACGGTTCTTCGCTCCATAGACAAGGGGTATTGTTTTCTCCTCACCATTGTACCAAAAGATACTCATGCACCTATTTGCCAGTGGAAGAATTACATTGTATTCTTTCATGAACTCAAGGCCAGGAATCAACTTTATTCTCGGTGTAGTCCTGTCTCTGAACCGAGCGAACCCGTCCTCCATCTCATAATCATAGGTATCGAGCAGGATTTTCTTCCTGGAGAATTTCATGAATCCCTCGTCGGCCTTCTCCACCATTGCCTTATCAAACTTCTGGGGATGTCTCTCATCTGAAAAGCTATTGTAGATCATGTAATCATAATCCGAATCGTCATATCCCATACTGTATGTCTCAATAGGAACCCTATCCACAACCATCTCGTTCGACGTGATGGTGTCCAGCATCTTCATGATGTAGGACCTTGGTCTGCACTGACCTGAGAACACGAGCAATAGCTTCACATACCCTCCTTCCAGAATAAATGCTCATATCGGGCACGATTGGTCAATATATATTCTGGCAGGGATTTCGTCCTGATTCTACACTGCATCCTTCCCGGGAATCTGTTGAATGGATCGGTAAAGTTCTTTACATTTTCCTCTATGTGTTCTTTGAAGAAGTCAGTGTTCCAAGCCTGATCGGGAAATGCTTCCACCTTGTCTATCATATTCTGAACTGTTCCGAGATAGGACCAATGCCAGCCCGATCCAATCACAGGAGCACGACTTCTATAGATTCTCCGTGCATCGAACTGGACAAGGGCTCTTGACTGTTTTTGGGCATCAAACGACACCCAGTTCTTCTTCTTGAATGCCAATGTCCCTTTCCAATGAGACACCCCACTGAACATATTCAGGTAGTAGAGGTAGAGCCTCATCCTGAAGACACCCTCCTGACCTGCATAGCCTTTGAGATTGGGTATCTCATCAACATCACTGTACATAATGATTTCTTCATCGTCATTGTCCACAATCCCATTTGCGATGAAGTCTCTCTGCTTTTTTACCATACTAAGAGCACCTTCAAGTGCTGTTTTATCTTGTTCGTATTCCAGCGGAGCCACGAGTGCCGTGATGTTGAAGTCCTTGAAACGATCAGCATTGTCCTGAAAATATAAAGGCTTTGGTTTGCCTGTGTGGGTGATAGGTGCTTCCACGAGAACGAACTTGTCCACATAGGGATTGAGCATGTTCAGCCTAATCTCAAGCAAGTCAAGCTCATTCCAGAATATGAAAGTGTCTACCATGTTTATTCCTTCATCGGCTGTGGGACCTGCTCCAAACTGAGACTATGAAACAGCCCATATGGATTATTATCCCCATCTGTCCTAAACTTACTCGTAGGATAATGGTATATCCTGGCTCCCGTCTTCTCTCCCCCAGGTGCAAGTCCTCTATTACAAATATGAGCCCACTTGATATTGAACTTTCGCTCCTCGGACATATACTTTCCACCCACATGAAACCCAGATTCGCAGTACCGATGATCATAACCACCTATCATCCAGAATATCGTTGCCCTTATTGCATAAGTATTCCCATGATAACCACATGACAATCCACGATTCCTCAGCCTCGCTGGGTTCAGTCCAAACTTCAACATGGACTTCTGATCACTCACTACATTTCCATGTCGATCAAGTATTCCAAAGTACCTTGGAAATACCATCTTATCACCATCATACAGGAGAACATCGTTTATGGCCTCATGCGTAATAATATGATCTATATCTGTAAAAAAAAGGAACTCCCCTTTTGCCTGTTTTGCACCCATGTTCCTCGCAAGTCCTTGTGTCCACGGTCTCTTGTCATTCGTGTAAAGTATTGTAAGATTCCTCAAACCACATCCCTCATAATTCAATGGAGGATTACTCCCATCATCCACGAGAATGATCTCCACACTCCTTGGTAGATTCATCTTCTTGAAGTGCCTAAGCTGACGAATAACCACCTTATGGCTGTTCAGCACGGCTATGATGATCGAACATTTCATGACCTGTTGAACTCCTCAAACAGTTTTCGATCATAGTCCAGATTCCGGCTCGTCGGGTATTCCTTCCCGTGGGCATACACTCTCGCACGCAAGCCGAGATCATATAAAGGATCCCCAGTCTCCATAAACAGAGTAGTTAGCCTCTCGGGAACAAATGGATCATGCGGATATTTTATTACCTGCACATAGAACCGCCTAAACACCTGGAATGCATCAGGACTATCAAAATGAGTCCCTACTATTTTCCACTTGCGTTTCTTAATCCCCCATCCATTTCTCCTCAGATATCTATTCATCGCAAAATCATCTCTCAACACATCCTGATATGTGGCTCCCTTGTACACTGATGTTCTTAGTACACTCGCATAACCTATGTCACATCTCAGGAACGTGTCGTACAGTCCAAAGAACCACCCACACACTCCCTCGTTGCTCTCAGACTTCATCTTTCTCGTGATCATATCCACAGCATTCTCATAGAGAATAAAGTCACCATCCACCTTCATCGTCCACTCATCGTCCATTGACTGTATCCCTTTGTTAATTGCGTCAGCTTCCGGAACCACATCACTTATGTGTTTCACATTGGCGAATGGGATTGTTTGTTTATACACACTATGAACACACCTCTCAACCTGAGGCTCTCCACATGAGACTATGAGTGCTCCTATATTCATTCCTTCGCCTTCACTATGAACCCATCTATGTCATCACTCAACAGCAAGGGGATGAACTCCTTCACCTTCTCGTCATCCCAATACCACCACTGGATCTTCAACAGCTCCTCGATCTGCTCTTCCTTAAATCTATATTTTATAAGTTTAGCTGGATTTCCACCATAGACTGCGTAGGCTTCAATATCCTTTGTCACTATGGATCCGGCAGCTACCACAGCACCATCATGTATTGTCACTCCTGACATGATAATAACATTCTGTCCAATCCATACATCATTCCCTATTACGACCGCTCCTTTAGAAAGAGGATGTCCCTGTATGTGCTGAAATCCTTCCCACGTGGAGAATGGGAATGTGGTGACCCAGTCAATCCTATGATCCCCACCCAGGAAAATGGACACCTCATCCGCTATTGAGCAATAATTACCTATTGTCAACTTGGCATCTCCACGGAAGCGAATATGTCTCCAATTAAAGTAGGAGTGCTTTCCTATCTCGTAGTTTCCTCTCATGGATTCACCCAGAACCAGGAAGCAAACCCCTCGTTCGTTATATACCAAGGATTGATGCTATGTGTCTGTGTGTATGAGTTGACTGCAGGAATAACACCAAACCCATAGGAGTTGACATAGTCATGCCCGGAGACAATTCCTCCGCTTCTCACCTTTGGTGTCCACAGGATAATGTCCATCATCACACTATCAAAATCATGCAGAGCGTCTATATACACGAAGTCCAAGGATCTATCCACTATTTTCTGCGAAGCCTCAAGACTGGACATCCTCATGACCTCAACATTACACCCAACAAGCCTGTCCATGGCATATTTATAGAGCTTGTCCTCCCTCTCCTTGGACTGCTTGTTATATGGAGCCCATGGATCCACACAATACAGCTTGACACCAGGAACCATGTCACAGATGCACCGGGAGAACAGACCCTTCTCCACTCCTATCTCTGCACCGATCTTATATCCAAGTTCCGAGAAAAGCTCTACCAAAGCCCTTCTGTCCTGTGCATGCCACGGATGTCCACTGTAAGGAACTATATCCCCTGCATGACACCCCAACTTATTCCAAATAATCCGATGAATGCTTGGCATCAATATCTCCTCCTTCTTGCATATTCATCAGGATCGAATTCCTTGATCTTCAATAAGGACTCCTCATCATTGAATGGGACTTCTTCAGTATGTATGGGAAGACCGTCTACGCCATCAGGATCAAACACCCGTGGTACATAGTTGGCTCCAAATTCTGGATTTGCTGTCTCATACTTGATCTTCTCCTCCTCCCAATTCTCAGGCCACCCGGGCATAGGAAGGAATTTCTCAAGCAGCCATTTCATAGACTTCACTTGCTGAGGCCATTTGTCATTCATCCAGTACCACGTGCCATACTGCTCGGTGGCGTATTGTGCCGCTTTACTCATGCGTACGCCACGCTTGATCTCACTCTTGTGCCAGTGAGCGTACCATGTCTTCTTATTGATTATCATCCTGCCTCCCGACAGCCATGTCTTGAATGTAAGCTCCTGTGGCTCCTGATGAATCAGATAACTATGAACCTCATCAAGTCCTCCTATTCTGAGGAAATGCTCTCTCGGCATAAACCAACAAGAACCCTGAATGGCAATGATGTCATCGATCAGTATGTCCTTCCTGGCTCTTTCATAATGATACCAGGACTTGTTCCTCATTGGATTGCCTTCTTTACCTTCAGTGTCACCCAACCATTTCTTTCCATGCAGACCCATCCCAAACTGATTGTCCTTGTAGTATGGGAATGTCATGTACAAATATTCAGTAGGACCTATCCTAGATTTTCCAGGACCTCCAATCCAATTATCAGGATCATCGAAGCTCCAACGAGTTGGGATACTCATCCAATTCTCATCACAATCAGCCTGAAGGATCTCATCAAAACCCTCTCCGAATATGCAATGGTCATCACATTTCATGATATACTTACCCTTGGCAATTCTAGCAGCAGCATTTATTCCCTGCCTCATACCAAGAGGAGGAAATCTATGAATGAGAATTAAATTCTTGTGATCGGCAATAGGAGGATCTGGCCACCATCCGTCCAGCACCACGATAACTTCCAAATCTCCAGTCGCCTTTACAAATAAGTCTGCCACTGTCTGTGCAGCATATTTGCAATGATGAGAGGGAATTATAACCGAAACTTTAGCCATGTTGCACGCCCTTCATATAATCTTGCCAAAAAGTTTCACACACATTTAGTAAATCTTTACTTAAATTAAGATATTTATCTCTTCCTACCTCACATATAAGAACCTTATCTTTAAATTCTTCTGGAATTGCACCTTTAAACTTTTCCCTCATTATGATTATTTTATCCGCCCACTTAAAAAGCAGATCAAGAGTTTCTTTGCTATTATCTCTATAACCACAAGCTAAAGCATCAATACGGTATCTCTTCTTCAGTAAGTAGGCCAAAGTAACACTCCTACTATTACCACCTTGACACACTGCTAATACCTTCATACTCTATCCTTGGCCAAAGTATTTCCTCCATACTTCTTTCCCATTTCCCCACGGTTCTAAATCCTCCTTCCAAGAATCACGTGCACCTCGTGAACTACGACGTCCTCCTAGTCCCCATTGGTGATTGAACACAAGCAATGGTTTGTCCGTCTGGAAAATGATCTGGTTTACGAATTCCACCCCACGGGTATACTTACCAGGTTCCCCAAGAACTGCCTCTGGATATTCCTTAAATCTTTTCTCTAAGATATCCACCATCAATTTCGTGGCTGCTAGGCACGTCCCCATTCTCGTCCTAGTCCTATGAAAATAGAAACCATCATTTGCAAACCACTGATTTGTGTTATATGCAAACACATCATCTGCAGGTTTATAATCAAAATGCTCTTCCACATAGAGCATGTCATCCTCACAACAGGCAACAAACTGAGTTTTCACCTTCCTAGCGCCCTCAAGGATTTGCTTGTAGACATTGGGCATGGAAAAGCCAATATCACCAACACAGATGTTATCCCCGAAGTCAATCGGCTTCTGGGAGACGGAGATGATTGGCTTGCCCTTACTCGACCGAACAAGATCATCCCTAATGTTCTTAGCAAACACCTCTGGAATCCTATTCGCTGTATAGTAAAGCAATGTCACATTCATCTTCATCTCACCCAGAAAAAGGAAGGCCAGTCCATGGTAGTAGTAAATAGTTGGATTCCATGTGCTTGCACATAAGCATCAACAGCTATCTTGACATGCTCAGCCTTTCTGTGTGCTATATAGTCATGCCCAGAAACGACTCCTCCCAAGCGGACCTTCGGAGTCCACTTGATGATGTCCATCATGGCATAATCAAAGCTATGCAGAGCATCAATGTACACGAAATCAAGGGTCCCATCGGGCACATCCTCGACGGCCTCCATGCTTGTCTTCCTAATGATCTCAGCACCATACTTCTTGCCCAAGTTCTCCGTAACATGAACGAAGTACCGCTGCATCCTTCGACCAGAAGGAGTCACTCTATAGCCAAGCCACGGATCAATACACTTCAGCTTGAGTCCAGGTATCCTTTCGCAGAGTATGGTGGAAAAGACCCCTGCCTTGACGCCTATCTCGGCACCAGTCTTAAATCCCATCTCATTAAACAAGCTCGCCATATCCTCTCTTGTCAGCACATTCCTCAAAACATCACCTCGTCAAATATATGTTCTATACACTCACTTTTCACCTGCTCACGATCCACATTATTCCAATGACAGCCATTCCCAGCCAGTCTGTTTTGGTCACTCTGTCTGTGCATACCTCGCAATCTTCTCTCTATGCAAAAACATGGGTCAGCCATTGTCCAGTGTGTTCCTATCAGGATGTTTGTGCTGACTGTGTGCTTGTGCAGATTCCAGATACCATGTGCTCCAGGCGTCCAATGAACACGCTTTCCAGTCCTTGCAATCAGTGGCTTCGTACCATGCTTGTTATTTCCCTTGACATGATCAGGATCTCCATGTCTTCTCTGCAACTGGATCGGTATGTTCGGATCAAGGTCCTGATCAGACACATGCCTGTACACTTGAAACAGACGGACTGCAACTATATCTGCAACCTGTTCACTCAGGAACTTGTTCATATCATCACAAAACACGAACTCATCGGCGTCCGGCACGATCACCCAATCACATGCGGATTTCAGATAATGTTCCCTAATAGTCTCTATCTTGATCACATCATCAAACAAGTTCAGGAATGTGAATGGAACCATGTTCGTGTTGGAATACTTGGAAATAATCTCAGCACTACTATCCGTAGAGTCGGTGTCATAGAGGATCGTGATCTTGTCTGCATAGGAATAGTGATTAAGAAAGAAAGGAGCCAAAAACTCCTCATTATGCCAGAAGGAGATGATCTCTATGCTCATACCAATCCCTTCAGCTTTTCAGTGAGGATGTCCCTCATGTCGAAGTCTGTCCTGTACATGAAATATAACTCCTCAGCCATGTCCTCTCTTTCTTTTTCATGACTTAGGAAATAGTTCACCAACTCGTCGTACTCCGCTGCTGATTCATATTGGATCACTGGCAGAGGACAGTAGAATTTCTCAGACAACAGGAATCCCCTATTAGCAATGATGAAGCAAAGCCTGTCCCACTCGGTGTATGTCTGAGGAGTCTCATAGTAACTGTGACAGTTGAGATTGATCCTGCTCGTCTTGACCTTCTCAACCTTTTCATCATAGTCATGAACAATTATCTGCGTGAACTTGTTTACCACGGAGGCCTGGAAGTCTTGTCTCTTCCTCGTCCAGCCTCCAATGAAGCCGATGTCCGTGACATAATCACCTCCATTGACCTCTGATCGCTCTAAGCACGGATGATACCCAAGAGGAAAATATACCTCCCCAGGAGCCTCAGAATTGAAGCTCCATATCTTATCCATCATAAGTCCATCACATTTCTGTTTTATGGGAGGCTCCGTCTGCAACAACACATATTTTTTGCCTTCCAATTTTCTTCTGTAAGGTTTCTGCACTACGATAACCAGATCAGCCTGTTCAAGATTAACGATCTCATGACCACAATCCACCAATGCATTGGACATCAGGTTTATCATAGTACTGAAAAAAAAAGGACCACGAAAAGGAGAGCAGTCTATAAATACTTTTGCCATTCCGACTCCAGATTGAGCACCGGTGCCCTCAAGAGATTGGTAGTGGGAATGTACCCAGGCGGTGTCCCTTCTGGAGCTTTTACAAATTTATGATCAATATCATATTTCTCGCAAAGGTCAGTCATCAGTCTGGGAACATCCGTGGCGACTCCAGTTCCCACATTGTATATGTCAGGCTCCACCTCGCCATCAAGAATCATATTGATCAACCAAGACACATGAGCGACATGGAAGTAATCACGCCTTATGGGGAATCCGTTATAGATGATGAATGTCTCTTTCTTTTCCTTACTTCTAGCCAGAAGAGCAAAGATAGACCTCTCGTCACCAGGACCATAAGGTGTGGCAAGTCTCAGTATCCAACATTTCTTGCAATACATCTTGACAAGCTTCTCTCCCGCCAGCTTCGTGAGACCGTAGACAGAGATGGGCTCAAGGTTCCCATCACCATCATACACAGTGGAAGAAGAGGGAAATATAACCTTGTCAAAAGAGTTATTGGTAAGAATCTGAGCAAGAGCGGTTAGATTATTCTCCAAGTATTTCACAGGTAGCTTCACAGACTCATCAATATGAACCCACGAGGACAGATAAATCAGGGTACCAGACCTTCCTACAATATCACGATGGTCTGTACCGAGCTTCAGGTCCACTTCGTCATAGGGCCGGGTCAAGGTCTTCCTGACAATGTTTCCTATAAAACCCCTGCTCCCTGTTATGAGAATGTCATTCATCCCAAGACCTTCTTAACTGTCTCTAAGTCATCCATAACTTTCAGCTTGTGCCATGACCAATGTCCCAATGTCCTCACCATCCCCCACTTGACCCAGGAGAATATCTTACTTACCTTGTCCAGCTTGCTGATCTCATCAAACACTGCATCAGCCTGGGACCTGTTCAATCCAACCATCTTGATCAGGCCGGTGCTATCCCATGTGACAGAATCCTTGCGATAAATATTGTCATGAACCCAACCAGCCTCATCGCTGGACTTGAGAGGGAATGACTCTGCATCCGCAATCATTCCCTTAGGACAGACAATGATTCGTTTGACTACAGCACTATAAACCACAAAATCCTCAGTCAGTTCATAGAGATTGGTACCAGTGATAGCCCTCTGACAAAGATCCGTCAGAAATGCAGGCTTGTTCAGACTCTTAATCTCGTATGTGGATTTTCTCACATATTCCATAGCTTTAAATATTCTATGAGCCCTTACATCCTCAAGGTACCAAGGCGTATAGTGTGTCCACCTCTCATGATGATTACAACCATTTCGTCCAGAAGGTCAGCCAGCCGAAGATCGTACTCATGACATTGCCAATAGGCTCGGACGCCTGAGTAGCAATCATCTCTCCGATTGCTTTGGCAACAACCTCTTCTCTCTCTTCTTTGGTAAGGAGGTCTGCTGCCTCAACCGCCACAAGTTGCTCGGGGGACAATTCCTTTCCCATGCCCGCGGCTATGGCCACAATCTTATCGGACAAAGGAGCATCTCCTCTCGCCACATTGAGAAGTTCGGCATAGGTATGCTCCTTGTCAGGTGCGGGAACCATCAATGCCATTGCCTTGAGGATGTCCAAATACTCTTTATTAATCGCCATCGTCTTTCTCCTTCTTAATGTTATTTCTTTTCCAACTTTTTCTCCAACACCCTTCTCTCCACAATGCCTATCCCATGCCCTGTAACCAAGCCACCCAGAATGCCGAGGGCAACGAGGACCTCCTCCTTAACAGCCGTGGTGAACATGGACGCCACTCTGCCACCGGTCACCAGGTAACTTATCGCCGTGGAGCAGATGAGGGACAGACAGCAGAATATAGACAGGCAGATGATCAGCAGCCTGATCGCATCCACATTCATAGACCGTCTCTCGCTCATCTCCTATCCGCCCTTCTGTCCACAAGTCTACGCTCATGAACTTCCTTTATAGCCGATAATACATAGGTCTCGCCGTCAAGAATTATTATGGAGGAGGTTATCATAGCATGAATATCCTTCCCATTCTTTTTCACAAAGGTGGTCTCAAAATTCACCACACAGCCTGTCAGTTTCAATTTCCTGACAAGTTCCTCTCGATCCTCCCATCTCTTCCACAGGATAGAAGTTGACTTTTCCTTGACATCCTCCTCTGAAAACCCAGACAATTCAGTGAAAACCCTATTCACTGAGTTGATCTTTCCATCTATCACTCAAAAGCCTTCCTGTATTTTTCTTCGGAAGTGAGAAGGAGGGATTCTGTGTGTTTCAGATCAGTAATGTCAGTGAATACTACTACTACCGTCTTATCTTCATCAATCATATAGGCATTACAAAGAACCCACTTGGTGTCCTTCCTATGATTGATGCCTACAACCATATTATTAAAAGGTTCTCCTGTTTTCAGTATCCTGTTGATAGGGAAATCTTCAATGGGCAAAGCTGATCCATCTTCCTTTATATAATGCCATTCCTTATCCTGTGCAAATAAACCTTTCAATTCCTTACTGGACACCCCAAAGATCAGGGCCGCCATCGGGTTCGAATAGATGACTGATGTGTCGGCCTTGTACACGATCACGCCGGACGGGAGGTTCCTGAGCAGCGATATGAACCTGCTCTCAGTATGCACCTTGTTTATGTCTTTGAATACTTTCGAGATGTTGTAGATGAACATTATCAAGGCAACACTGGAGAGGACAGCCAAGACCGCATAAATATCCCCCTCTGATTCTTTTAACTCCATCCCTCTCCGCAAGGTAGTTGCTACAACTGAGATCAGGAAGTAAATCCACCCATTCCTCCAAAGCCTAAGATAGAAAGCAATCCTCATCACCCTATAAGCATAGATGCCCACACCAATATGGAGCACTATGGCAAATGATAGGAATATCCAGACTACCGAATTAAAATTCATTGGCATTCTCCATTAAGCATTCCCTTGTCATAAAGGAGTTGGTCTATGTAAGCAATGGCAAGAGCATAGGCTAGAGACTTCGGTTCCTTCGTCTCCTGCAATGTGAATAATTCCTCTTTCAAAATCATTTTCAATTCCACCAATTCTTGTGTGGTTACTCCCTTTAACTGATCTTCACGTCCTGCAACCAATTTATCCATCAAATCATCTTTCCTGTAATGGATTGGTTGCTTGATGATCTTAGCCATCACACCACCCACATTAGTCCAGAACAATTCAGTCTGAGTCTCCAACCTGGTTATGCTCTTGCCTTGAATTACCTGCTCTTTTCTTATTTCATCCATATCAGCAGTTAAATCCTTTCTAACAGAGGATATTCCAAAGAAATAAGTCCAGATCATACCAAGACCTGAAATAAGAACAGCCACACCAGCTATAACACTTGCTTGATCCAAATTCAACTACTTTCTCCCCCTACTATCTTTCTATTCTGTCGCACAGGACCTGTACTAACCTTTGGAAGGAGAACCTCCTCTGTTTCCGTTTCAGTTTTTACCACCTCAATAGATGGTCTTTCTTTTCCATCAGGGGGGAAAGCAACATACCTTCCGCTTAAAAGATATTCTTTCGCATCTATCCCATGCTGAAGAATAACTTCATTACCAGTATCTTTTTCATAAACTGGATATACTATCTTCTCGTTCACATTCTCCTCCTTACCACCAATCCCGACTTTTACCGTCTTAATAATCCTTCCTTGTATCATAATTCCTCCAATTCTTTCATTAATTCTGCATTTGGTAATCCCACAGTATTATTCTTTTCTCCATAAGAAAGAGAAACTTCGATCCCTAAAGTAGCCAATTCTTTTTTGAGATCACTAACTATAGCATCTCTATAATCAGGTGCTGCACTCACTATTCCTTGCTCAAAAAGACTCAAGGTAAAAAATCCTTCCTTTATACAATTAACCGTATGTTGAAAAGCTGCAAAACAAAATGCTTCTGGAGTACTAGTAAAATTAAACTTACCTTGACTCATGGCTGGATTTCTTCTCATCATATCAAGGAGCTTAAAATATTTTCTTGCACCTATAAATGCTTTATCTCTATTGTTGGAGTGTAAACCAAACTCCATACAACCATAAGAAAGATCCATATCATCTCTACATTCCCTTAACCCCATTTGAAGAATTTCTTCTGCTCTCTTCATATTTCCTAAAGCTATATGGTTATGCATGATTGTGTAGTAAAGACAGGGATTAAATGTTTCCTCCATTTCATCCTTATGTGAAATGTATTTTTCTCCCCATTCTACTGCTTCCTTTGCATTTCCTCTTGCCCCATAAAGTTCTGTCATATAAAAAAAAGCATTATAATCCTTTGGATTATCTTCAATTCTTTTCAAGAGAAGGGTTCTTGTTCTTTGTTCCTTCTTGTCCATTTGTTCTGGACTTAGATCATATCCATAGTGTCTAATATAGGCTCCTGGAAGAAATAAGCCTGTTCCTGTTACCTGTGGTTGGTTATGGACAGATCCATCATAACGAACAAAACCTTTTCTAAAGAATCTGGCTGTGTTCATTTCCATAACCACCCGACCTTTTTGTATGTCATAAAGACGAATAGCTGCTGCATTATTCTCTTTAGGCATCAAATCAAGCCATTCTTTTATTTTTTCCATAGTAACATCAGGATTAAAAACAAGCTCTTCATCCGCATCAATAATAAATATCCATTCTGAGGAACAGTATTCCATAGCTTTATTTCTTGCTGCAGAAAAATCCCAAGGATCCCAAGTATGTTCATATACTATTGCACCAAAGGATTTTGCTATTTCAATTGATTTATCTGTAGATCCCGTATCAACAACAATAATCTCGTCAACGAATGACTTAACAGAAGTTAAAGAACGAGGAAGCATAGCCTCCTCGTTCTTTATTATCAAACACGCCGAGATCTTATTAAGATTCTCGTTCCCCGACATTTTATTCTCCTTAAAATTTTGAAAGCCATGCTGAGTAGTTGATTCCAGTTCCACAAGTACCAAGGAATGTATGGTAACAACGTAAATACTGATACTGAGTATTATTCCATTCATTAGTAAATGGAAGGATTATCTCAGTGGTAGTACCAGTTGCCAATGTAGCTAGTGATGTCCCTCCATGTCGAGCAGCTCCTATACTAGAAAGATTGATATGAGCTACAGCAAGAGGATACTCACGAACGAAGGTCTTTGTACTAGACCCTCTCAACTCAATAACTACATGCTGTCCACCTGTGGAATATGTACATTGTGCCGTTCCTGCACCCTTATCCGCATTAGCTGCTATCTGAACAACAAAAGCTCCCTGTGTCCAACCAGTGCCTATATCTAAAGTAACTACAGCACCAAGACCACCTGTTGTTCCATTTGGAGACTTGGTGGCCATCCCACTAGTTTTGACAATACTAGGAGTTTTTAAAACTAAAGCTGTATCATATACTTTCTGTCTAAACATTGTCTGTCCTCCTTATGCCTCTACCCATTCCTCCTACTTACAGTTTTGAAATCCACGCTGTGTAGTTAATACCTGTTGCCCAAGTGCCCATGATAGTATGATAGCATCTGAGATACGGATAGATTGTACCATCATACTCATTGGTAAAGGGCAGTATATACTCATGTGACGTGGAAGCTAGAGTAGCGGGATTGCCTGTGGTCATTTTCCATCTTGTCATCATTTCACTAGACATAGCTACTCGTATTGCTGCAAGAGGAACTTCCCTAATGAAAGCCTTGGTTGTTCCTCCTCGTAACTCAATCATAAAAGACTGTCCTGATGCGCCAGTTCCAACTACTGCACCATTCCGGAGAGTCGTTCTTGCTAGTTGAACAACAAAAGCTCCCTGTGTCCAACCAGTACCTACATCAATAGTAACTACATTAGCAGTCCGGGCTCCTGCTACACCATCCCACTTAGTGGCCATTCCACTAGTGACAACTGTGCCTGCCGTTTTAAGAACCAAACCTGCATCATATATTCTCTGTCTAAACATTGTCAGTCCCCCCTTATGCCACTACTGCTGCGTCTTTGATGTAACGAAGACGAGCAGCGGACAATTCACGTTCAACGGCCAAGCAGATATCCCACTCAACCCTTGTCCGGAAGACAGGTTTGGACTGCATTTCACCGAGATCCTGTACCCTCATAGGAGCAGACTGAAGCATCTTCACACCGGTAGGACCTGTGCTAATAGCATATATTGAAGTACCAACAGAAGATCCAGAAGCACAAGCCTCAGTGAAGTCCATAATTACTGCATTAGTTTCATCCTTATCAACTCCTACTATTGGGAGCCCGTTGTAATAAGCAACTCTCTGCCCAAAAGCATTCAGTTCATAAGTAATATAACCACCAACAGTAGTCAACCTAGCAGCTGCCGAAAGATACCTTTTAAGAGTCTTTGGCATAATCAAATGGGTTGGTTCTTCACAATAGTCACACAAAGCATCTAACTTGACTAACGAAAGAGCATCGCCACTTGCAGTTGCTCCATTAGCAACTATACAAAGTGTCGTGTTTGTAATCTGTGATTGAAGACCATCAAAGGACTTCGGATCTGTATCTGAATTACCCTTGATAATCTGTTTGCCAATATAAAGGGCCAATGCTTTAATCTTCAAAGCAACTGAATTGTCCCTTGCTGCTGGACCTGTAGTCCTAACAAAATAACTATCCACATCAAGATCACCACCAGCGATCTTGAGTGTTACCTGCTCAACACCCACCTGCCCAGTCGACTCGGTATAAGCCTCATTGACTCCTCTAAATGCAACACCAGGAAGAATTTTCTCACGATTATACTTATACGTGTTTCCTATAATAGTGTCAAATGGGAGAACCTGAAGCAATTCCGAAGACTTGGCAAACAGCTCCATTACGGTAGCCACATATACTTCGTCTCTACCTGCTGCTAATTTTGCAGCTTCCAAAAGAGTAAGTGCCATTTTTAAATCCTCCAATATTTTTTTTGTTATTAGGTCGAATAAAGGGAAAGTCCCAATAAGACCTAATTCTAAGCCTCACCGAGACTTTTTCTTTGATTCCATCAAAGAAAATAAACTATCCCTTATGGCTGACTACTTCTCCACCGGAGAATAGTTTAGTGCCCCAATTTCCTATTTTTGAGAGCCTTTCAAATGCATCACATGTAAACGCTCTTCAGCTGGAAGTTTCATTAAATCCGCTGAAGTTTTTCCTATATTAGAACCACTACTACCACCTAAACTATCTGACCCCTGAGCACCTTCAAATAAATAAGGATAATCCTGAGCCAATGATAAAGCCCACTCCTCAAAATCAATAGGCTTTTGAGGATCTTTACCAAAGATTAAATTCCCATGTTTCTTTGCTACTGGAGTTCCACCTTCTAAAACCCAAACCTTTTTACCTAGATTTAAAATATGTTCCATAGCCCCTTTTCTAGGTTGTCCTGTTTTCAGTACTGCTTTCTGTATTTCTGAATCAATTAAGACTGTTTCAAGTTGAGCATGTAATTCTATTTCTTTCTTTGTTGATTTCTCTAATGCTTTTGCTATTGATTCAATCTTTGAGTCATAATCTTTCTTCATTCGATCAGTTCGTTCACTAAGAAGCTCTTCAACTTTACCTGAATCAATCTTCTTCTGATCTTCTAATCTCTGTCGTTCAGAGATAACTTTTTTAAACTCATCCGGATCAACTCCATCAAACTTCTTTTTCATTTCATCAAGTTGTTTCTGAAGTTCAATGTTATTGGAACGAAATTCTTTGACTTTATCCTGTGCTTTAAGATCTACTCCATCAAGATCAAGATAAAATTTTCCCCCTTCTCCCTGAACATATAGTGCCTTTGTCCCTTCATCTATATCATCCAACGTTTCAATTACTGCTTTTAAAGCCATAAATACCTCCGGTATTTTTAAATTTGATATGCATTCTAATTTATCTAGAACAGAAACACAAGATGAAAAATACCACACTATTTAAAAGGATTTTCAATAATGATTTCACAAGGTTAACAAAAACTTTTGAATTTACAATGAATTTTCAGTAAGTTTTGCTTCAAATCATATATATGGTGTATATATCCTATCAGATTTCATTCAAAATGAATCTAATTTTAAAAACGGCTGAGACCGTTCTAAAAAGAACGGTCTCGGAACTCCTTGTACGCATGGCACATGAGCTAATATTTCTGAACTATAACTTGATTTGCTTGATTTGATTTAATTAATCTAATCCTATCCCTCTTGGGTGACTTAGTCAGAAGCAGATCCGGCTGTCCTAGAATTTTGGGTTTTACCTTTTTGGATATTTTGGGTTCCTGTTTCACTTCCACCTCCTTTAACTTTTCCCTTCTTTCCCTTACCTGGAACTACATCAATACTTACTATATTTTCCGTATCCTTTTCTATTAAGATTTTTTCCTGATCAATCGTCCTCTCTTCAGGAAGAATCTCACCAACCTGCAGATTATACAAGAATGTATCTACTGATATTTTCCCTGCTTGCAAGGCCTGAATAAGAACCATAAAATCTTGTGAGTTCAATCTTGCTGAAATAAAATCTTTGTTCAACTTCAAATTTACTTCATCAGGATCTACCTCATAATTCAACCAATAACATAAATAATGAACTATCTTTTTCAATCCTTCTTCATTTGAATTAACAATAGTAGACAATGTAGCAGAATCACCTCTTCCTCTTAATATCAATGCTTCTGCTGACTCACCTACCCTTTTCTGTTCTTCAAGGATTCTTGCCCCCAAAATAGACATTTCCATTTTCATATCATTTAAAGCTTCTCTAACTGATTTTAGTCCTTGTCCTGTAAATTCCATATAACCACATTTGGCATTTTCGTTAGTGGAAACTAAAGCCATTTCAGGACCAACAGACAATCCTGATGCAAGAGAAAATCCAAAAGCAAAAGGGGTTGGAATAGCGCAATAATGCAACCCATGATAATAATCACATGAAACTTGAAAATGTTTAATATTAGCATATGCCAAATCAAGGAGAGGAGGCTTTGGTGGGTTCTTTGAATTATTTACAGCGCCTATGAAAGTACATGGAATTATATCCATTCTCTTTCCACCAAACCTTGTTGGTTCTAAAGGATCCCCAACCTTTTCCCATTCCTTTTCCCCCATTCTATATACTTGAACAATCAATCCATTTTGAGTAAGAGTAAACTCTCTAATTTGTTCTATAGAATCAAGGGTATAAGGATCATCAACATTTGGTACATGTACTATTTCACGAACAGTCAACCAAATTAATTGTTCCCTTCCACCAATTATAGCTGTCTGACAGTTAATTATATCCAAAGCAGTATAAACAGAAACATAAGGTTTTGGTTTTCCATCAACTGTTGCTTGACAATCTGCATAAAGAAGCAAGAACCCAGTGGATAAATTTTCATTGGAAACATTTGAGATAAGAACATCAAACGAAAGATCATCTATTGTAATTTGATTCATATAAGGCATTAGAACATCAGGAACAGACCAATTTGCCGGTTTTCTCATTATGGCCCCAAGGAGACCACTCCGAGTCCTATCAGTGGCATTATATAAGTAGCCTCTATTAAGATAAGACTTATAAGAAACAGCATCCTGTGTTCCTAACTGAGGCACATATTCAGTTCCTTTTCGTTTTATTGCCTCTTCCCCTGCCATTATATCCTTTAAAAGTAGCCAAGCTTTCGTCCGATTCTGATAAGGTAACCCAACACTATCTATAGGCATAATTTATTCTCCTTATATCCTTTATCTCTTTAAACTATTTCTCCAAAGTGATGAAAATAACCAAATCCTAAAACCTTATAATCGTCAAATCTGGAATCCTCTTCACACAAAGCTAAAGTTGCCAAATTCTCAGCCAAAATAGTTTCGAATATCATCTCAGTATATTCTAATATTTGACCATCATCTAATTGACAAAAAGTTCTAGGATGAGCTTCAATTCGTTCAGGTCCTGCTCCTCTATCCTTTTTCTTTCTTAACCATGCAAACTGTTTGTAGGAATAAAAGAACTTACCCCTTAATATTTTCCCAGGGGGAAGAGCATTATATAAAATATTCCCATCTTCCTGTGCCTTTTTAATCTGCTCATCAAAGTTTGACATTTATTACCTCACAAAAGAACACAATATCTTGATTCTACAGCTCGATCAAGTTCTTCCCTTGTATGAATATCCGATCCAACTACACCTTTTTTAGACAGTTCATTGTATTCAATTAAAATAGAATACTTTCTTGCTACCAAAGCAAGCTCAGTAAACATCCCTGGATCATTTCCTTTTCTTAATGGGTGAGCCCAAACTCTTACCTGTTTTTCTTTATCGTAAGGACAAGAAAAACAAGTAGTCATAGCTGCTTTATAATGATCATCCCATTTATTAAATCCATGATCGGCCAAAAGAATAATATCGACACATGAGGACAATACTGATGGGCAGTTCAGTCTTCCATCATACATAACCTTTGCTTCTACTCCAACAAATCCTTTTATTTCATATTTCTTACTATGATAATTAATTGAATCAACATAATCACTAAAATCATAAGACATATCATGTTCTCTTACATGCTCTGTAAAAAATAAATATTGAATTTTACGTTTTCTTGCTTCAACAAAGTAATCTTCCACAGAAAGTTCTCCATCAGAAAACCACGTATGGAGATGAAATAAATAGCAAAACGGGTTACTTATAATTTCTTTAAATTGATGAATGGAAAGGGACATCATTTTCTCCAGAAAATCGTAGGTTCATTAGTTCACTATAATATTCTTGCCAATATTTCATTTTACTTACCTTTATTTTTGTATGACATGATCTACATAATGTAATTAAATTCATTTCATCATTATTACTAATATCATAATCTATATGATGAACATCTTTTCCCTTTCCCCCACATTTTTGACAAGTATGATCATCCCTTATTCTTATTTTCTCTCTAATCTCATAAAATTCTTCTGGATAAGGATTTGGTCCTTTTCCATCAATATAAAAAGGAGAATTAGAACCACAGAATTTGGGATTTCCTTTTCTTGTCTTACTCATCTTATCTCTTGATTCTTTAGTGTGAGTTTTTCCATAAAAACCGTTCTTTTCTCCTATAGTTGCTTCTCTTTTTTTATCTCTTGTTTCTTGTGTATCCTTTCTTCCCTTTCTAAATTCACTTATCTTATCTCTTGTTTCTTGTGTTCTTTTTAATCCCTTTAATTTTTTACTTAGTTTATCCCTTGTTTCTTCAGATACAATTCTTCCTTTTGATTTTTTACTCAACTTATCTCTTGTTTCCTTACTTGGAGATTTTCCTTTTTGTTTTTCACTCATTTTCTTTCTTGATTCTTCTGTATGTTTACTTCCCTTTCTCATTCTAATCTCCAAAATTAAATAGAAAAACAGAACTCCCCATCCTCTGTTACTCCAATTCCTCCCCAATATCTTACAAATCTACCCCCTGCTTTATTTTTAATCACAGGAACAAATACATCCTCTCCCAATCTTTCCAATACACAAGCCCATATCATATTAAAATTTGTTCCCACTAGTGAAGCAACCATTGTTCCTTGAATTCTTGGATTACATTCAACTAATTTAGGAACCTTATCTTCATCCTCCCTAAATTGAAAACCAAAACAATATGATAAATTTAAAACATTAGCTAAATCTAAACATTGTTTTTCCATCTTTTTATTGGTTATGATGGTTGTATCAAATGATATTCCTGATCTTACTTCATCTCTTCTCCTTGGAATCACCAAACTTCCCTGTCTTCCCTTCCATACATCAACCGTATATTCTATTCCTGGAAGATATTCCATGGCAATCAAAGTAGGAAACTGAGGACATTTCTGCAATGTATCCAATAAAAAGGAAAGAGTACATTCTCCAACAGGTGGTTGATCTTTAAGAAAATCAGTAAGAGGATTCTCACTAACAATTCTTATCCCTCTTCCTCCATTGGAAATAGGGGGTTTGACAACAAACGGTTTATCAGGATAACCTAAATATTTTGCTGTATAAACTAAATCATTTGCATTATCAAATTCTTTATACTTTGCCATTGGAATATCTAAACTAGAAGCAATATCATATAATATCTTCTTATCATTCACAGAAGATATATCATTACAATTATTTAATGGACAAGCAAGTCTGTCTAAAATGTCCTTCGTTCCTATACTAGGAAGAATAATACTTTCATTTATTGTTTGTGGGAGAATAACATCTACACATTCTGCTTCACAGATATGTTCTATTTGTCTAATATATTCTTCACTATCATTGAATGGATGTGGGACCACATAAAATTTATCTACTAAAAATTTACCCACCGCTTTTTCATTAAGATCAGTTCCTATTATTCTCAAATTGGTACATTCACAAGCACCTTGTTTCAAAGCAAACAGAGTTCCTACAGTTCCTGGGGCACCCACCCCTGTAAGAAGAACAGTTGTAAAATTCCTTAAATGACTTTTACTTTGTGCTCTAATGTAGTTGACCTTCATGACAATCCCCTTAATATCATTTCCTCTTTTTTGGTTTCCATCCATGCTCTATTGCGTTTAAAACACGAAGATACTTTTTCGGATTCTTCGACTTCCCAACAACCTTACCTGTTTTCTTCAATACAACCGCATTTCCTCTAATCTTATAGGGCATTTCATCCTACCTTACATATTATCTATGTCCCCTTTCAACCAGCAAACTAATTTACCTAACCAATAAGAAAGAAAAACCCAAAAAATCAAAACAATAATAAATATTAAAACTGTCCACAAAGTAAATACACCGTTTCGTAAAGAAACTTTAATCGGTCTTCAATACTATGATTTTCCCAAACAAATCTTCTTCCTTCTTGTTTAATTTCTTGATACATTTCAGGATCTTCTAATACACAATCTATTACATCAAAAACAGTTTCTTTAGTTATTGGAAGATAATGCTTATCAGGGATAAATCCAGCTAAATCCATATCAGATACTCTATTACATATTAATAATGAACCTGCTGCTGGAATCTCAAATGCTTTTGTTATAGCATAATTATAAATCCCTGATTCTGTTACACAACATTGAAATTTATTCAATAATTTCGCATATCTATCACCAATGAATTTAAAACTATCACGAATTGTAGGGAATGGAGGTGGAATATAAATTATTTTATTAGGATCTCTATGTCTCACTATATATTCACGAATTGGATAAACAGCAGGATGAAGAGCCCCAGACAATAAACAAAGATTTGTTGGATTATCTAAGGTAGGAAGAGAAACAAATCGTTCATAAGGACCAAAGAAATCAGGCATGAACTCCATTTTATCAAGAAATTCAGGATGGCATTGTTTAAAATATTCAACACTGGGACTGATTATTAAATTAAACCTTTCAAATAATTCTCTTACTTCATCACCAAACTTATTATTCACTGACACAAGCTTCTTTTGTACTTCCTCCTCTATTATTATCCCTGTCATATCATAAGGATGAACATCTCTAAGATATGAAACTACTTTTGTTCCTTTATCTAACTTCCTAATATAATCCATGAATAATCCTAGACGATCCCATTGTGGAACGGCAAATAAGAATAGAAATTCAGGATCAGTAACTAAATCCTCTGTACTATAATGAACTGTAGCTCCAATTTGATCAGCAAATCGTTCTAGTAAAAGAATATAAAAATCAGTATAACGTGTTTTATATGTTTCAGGACAAAGAATATATCTATTCATATATATTCACAATCATAAAACAAAGAAAAACACAAGATAGAAATAAATTTTTCCATTATAGTCCTCAATTCTCAAATAATTACAACACTATTCTTTTAACTTCTTCCATCCATCTTCTGTTTCATAGTAACAATAATCCCCTATTAGATCTTTTAAACATTGCTGACAAAGATCACAACGAAACCTAGTCATGTCACCAAATACAGATCCATATCCACCAACAAATCCAATTTGATACAACTCCTGCAATTCAACAAAATCATCTGGAAATATTTTCTTTCCACACTTATCACAAACAATAGATTCGGTAATTTCTATTTCCTTGACTTCTCTTTTAACATTTATCAAAACAAACCTCCTTACTGTTCCGTTGTCATGACAATCTTCTCTAACAACTTATCTGCTTCCCTAGATAAAGGACCAGGATAGGCAGAAATAAAATGATCAAAGATATCAAACAATAGAGCCCATTCTTCATCTGTTAATTCCAGAATATATTTAATCACTTTTATTCTCCTTTTACTTGAGATAATAAAATGTCTATCTTCTTCATCATCAAATCATGAGAATAATTAGCAACAACAAAATTTCTATACTTATCACTAATAGGACCGGGATATATAGAACAAATGCCTTCAACAAACTCATCTATAGTTGTCCAAATAAGTTCATCTGGATAAATATTCTTGGCTCCTGGGAAATTATGAATGGAAGGAACCATTCCAGTCAACATGCCTTCCATCAATGACAAATTCTGACTTTCAAATTCTGAAAAACAAGTAATAAAACTTTTATCTTTATACCATTCAGATATATTGTCCTGATAACCTGTATAAAAAATATTATCTTTTAATCCCATTTCACCAATCATATGATCAACATAAATAGCATCTCTCATATCATTAAATTGACCTGCAATAAATAACTTATATCTATTGTCTTTTTTAACTAAAGCTTTCATAGCATGAATCATCAACATAGGACCTTTTTTAGGAAAGATAGAACCTACCCATGCTAAATTAAAATGATCCCCTTCTCTTTTTTCATAAGGATATTTTTCAATCTCTATTCCATTTGGAATATGCCATAGTCTAAGATTCGGATTTACCTCAATTTTATTATTTGAAATCTGAGAAAAAGTTAAATCCCCAATATACTTTGCAACAAAAATAACATGATCAATAACATTCCAATTAATGTTAAGAATATACCCACACACAGATTCATAAGAATGAACACGCATGAGAACTTTTTTATTTTTAAAAAGAGAAGAATATTCTTGTGTTAATTTAATATTTAATGGATCAGCCCATTCAAGCCAAATAATATCAGCCCAATCTATTGCTTCCACAATCTTATCCATATCATAAGAATAAACTTCTTTAGTCTCATGAGTTTGAGCAATATGTTTTACAATAGATGGGATAAATTGTGCTTCATCTGGTTTACAGATAAAAGTAATTTTCATTGTTTACCTCACAAAAAAGATTTTAATATCATTTTCAAAAATTGAAACCTATTCTCTAAACTATGTGACTTAAGAACAAATTCCCTACCTTCCCTTTTTATCTTCTCATACTCACTTGGATTATCCAACACCTTGTAGATTGTCTCCAAACAATTCTCCTTAGTGATTGGAACATAATGTACATCAGGTTTAAATCCACATTTATCCATATCACTAACCTGATTGCACAGAAGAAGGGAACCAGCAGCAGGGATCTCAAAACACTTATTGAGAGCAGCCTTATACTTTCCAGTATCCGTTACACAACACTGAAATCTATTTAGTAATAATGCATACCTATCCCCAATATATGTGTGTTCAGTACCGCCATATGGAGGAGGAATATGAATGATTCTATCCCTATCTCCATTTGAGATTATATGATGTCTAATCTCATACACCTCTGGATTATATGCTCCCGACAAAAGACAACGATTCAATGGTTCTGATAATATAGGAAGACGAGCATATCTCTCATAAGGACCAAAGAAATCAGGAAAGAAAACCATCTTGTAAACATGTTCTGGATACCAATTTTCAAACTGCTCAATTGCTGCAGAGAGGATTACATCATATCTTGTAAACAACTCATCTATCTCAAACTCATAAACAGGATTGTTAAACGAATGTAAATCCCTCATATATGAAATGATCTTTGTAGATTTTGGAAGGTTCATGATCCAATCAAATAGAAATCCCTGTCTGTCATGCTGAGGAATTGCAAATAGGAAAAGAAGTTCAGGATCCTTTATATTAGGTGGTTTGTCAATGAAGAGTACCTCAAAATGAAACTCAACACGAAGAAGATGGAATAGATATAAATAGAAATCAGTCCATCTAGTTCTATAAATTTCAGGGCAAATAATATATCTATTCATTTTAAAGTCTTGTGCAGCTCTGGTAGATCTTCTGGAACCAGTCACTCTTCAAGATCCATTCATTATTTGGAAAATCATGATACGATCTCTTAGGGAGGTTCATTAGTCGATTGAATTCCTTTTCATCTATCCGAAATTTCTTTATGAAATAATCCTTGTCCTGTTTTATCTGAGCAGGGGTATATTCTACTTTTCTATTCAATTCAATCAGGGCTTGTTCTCTTGTATAGATACCTGCACAGATCAAACTAGATAAATGTGACTTTCTTTTATCTGCATTGAAACGAACAGGAAGAATATACCCTTGATAGAAACGGGTGAAGATGGACTCAAAATGTTTTGGCCCATAATCAGTCCATCCATAACTTAGCAATTGTTTCTTAGCTTCAAACTTGTTATAATCTAGATAATTGAGAATCCTAATCCACTTAACCCTCATCAGGTTGAGCAAACCTATATAATTGAACACAGGGAAGTCAGGGAATGGACCTGTCCCATATTCATTCCAAATACTTTCCATATATTTCCAATCCCAATGTCCCTGAGACCATGAAGGTGGAATATGTGATTCTGTCCTGGCATTTGCTCCTGACAAAACAAAAGGAATTCCTCTCTTCAATGCTTCCTTGTTCACTGCAGCCAGAATGAGATGATCGGTGGGTATCTCAAGATCAGGAATTCCTGCTTTTAAAAATGTCATCTGTATATCCCTAAAATTATTCCAATCAAACACTACTGTATAAAGATCTACATTACAATATTTGGTAATCTTGTGAATGTTATTAACAGAAGCTTCAGTATTCCATCCATTATCCACATGAACCACCAAAGGATTCAATCCATAAGAAGCTGCAACACACACAAGCCATGAACTGTCTACCCCTCCTCCAGTTCCAATGACACAATGATACTTACTACGAATCATATGCGCTTTTATATAGTCTGCAATATACTGTGCTTTCTTTTTCCCTTCTTCTCCAGTGATAACAAACTCTTTAATCTTTCGATCATAGGCATGACAAAAATTACATACCCCTTGTTTATCAAACGAGATTTCCTCGACAGTCGTATCCATTAAACAGCGACGGCAAATTTGGTAAGTCATTAAATTCCTCCCGAAAAAGTTGTTTGTCATCTCGTGTAGATTCTTTCCTCACTGGGAACTTCACCCATTTTCTTGGCAGGGTTCCCATACCATATCTCACCATTTGGAATATCCTTAGTGACTACTGATCCTGCTCCAACTACAACATCATCCCCAATTACTACTCCTGGGAGAATCAATGCTCCAGCCCCTATACGAACACCACTACCAATACTTGGTCCTACAATTTTCTTAAGGACTGCTTGCCTACCATGAGAGATATGTCTTGTGTTGCTCGTGATTACACAAGGACCTAAAAATGTATCATCTCCAATCACCATCCCCATGGTAAGATGGGACTGATCATGAACAACTGTATGTCTTCCTATTGTAGTCCACCCTTCACAAACAACACCATGAGCAATAACACTCTCATTACCTACAATTGTCTTTGGGCGAAGAACACAATGATGTCCAATGATCACATTGTCTCCAAATGAACAACCTTCTTCTATAATGCAGTACTCCCCAATCTTGACATTCTTCCCGATTAATATCCCATAATGAATGTTTGTCTCTACAAGATGCAAATAACCATCTTCATACGGATTACTCATAAATCCCCCAATCTAAAAAACTGGGTTTTAGGGGAAACCCAGTGAACCCCTTCAGAATAGCTGCTGAAGTCAGCATCAAGACTGCCCTTCGTTACAATGAGCCACCGGTCTGAGCATATACCTCTTCATCCTTGTCTCCTTTCCCCCCGACAAAATAAGTTTACTAATTCTTTTTTACTTGGATAATTTATCATTACCGCCTTATGAGGTCCTTGAAATACAAACAGACTACCAGCAGCAGCAGCAGAAGCTCCTGCATCAACAGCCTCCTTCATGTCCTGTAAACTACCAGCACCACCACAAACAGTAACTGGAATCTTCACGCTGTCAGAAACCATCTCCACAAGATCAAGATCATAACCTTGCATCATACCATCCCTTCTCATATCCTGAATCAATATCTCACCTGCACCATTCCCTGCTGCCCTTTTACACAATTCTAATAGAGTATATTTTGTCCTATTTCCTCGCACTACCAATTCCCAAGAATTCCACCAATTTTTTCCCACATCTAAACTAACCACCACACTCTGACTACCAATCTCACTGGCTATGTAACAAAGATTGATTGGGGCTTGATGATACATAGAATTAATAATTACCTTCTCTGCTCCTGATTGAACTACTCTTATTGCATCATCTACTGAACGAACTCCTCCACCATAGGCAAACGGAACAAATGCTTCATCTGATATTTGTTTGATCAGTTCAAAATTAGGACCTCTCTTTTCTTTAGTGGCTGTGATGTCCAATAGCACAAGCTCATCTGCTTCCTTCTCACTAAACAACTTACAAATATTTATAGGATCTCCAAGATAAACAGGCTGCTTAAACTTCCTAGTCTTTACCAAGTAATTATCCATTAGGAGTAATACTGGAATGATTCTATTTCTAAACATATCTCCCTTCCCAATCGAAATTCATCTGTAAGTCACCTGCAATTTCTAATAGATAGTAGATGTCCCCCACAATGAAAGTTTTCCCAAAGATACACAACTCTTCAAAATCCCATTGGCTTTTATGTATTTCATAATCATTTCCATGTTCCCCAACACCTTGTCTACCACAATTAATTGGAATGAGAACGTAACTGACTTTTCCATGTTTCTTAAATTCTTTAAGTAATTCAACTGCTTTCCCCTTTTCAAGATGCTCCACTACATCAGCAGCAATAATCAATTCAAAACATTCTTCCATCGTTGGTAATATTTCAAAAGCATTACCTATTAAAATTTCATCATAGATCATTAACTGAATATCAGTTACATATGGTTCAAAAATTTCTATTCCTACTAATCTAGTCCTATCCTTTCCATAAAATCTCTCACTATTATATCTATCACTATAATCAAAAAACTGTTGATCAACTTCACCATACTTATTTCCAGATCTCCAAAGATCAACATACTCTCTGACTAAAAATCCCCACTTACCATGACCTATTCCTACATCAAGTACAGATCTTGGTTTTTTATCCAACAATAAGGAACACATATAAGATAAACAACTAGGACCACCTGACCCCATATTAATTCCCCCTTATACCTTCTTCACCAACTCAAAGACTGCTTTGGATGTATTCTCATTTTCTATTGTACATACATGAAACCCCAACTTTGCAAAGAACATCAGGGATGGTTTGTTCCAAGCATAGACTTCTGCTACAAGGGTATGCAGATTATAAAGAGAGGATATGTGTTTGATGATCTCAAAACAAGAACCAACAAAATAAGAAGAATTGAGAATATAATTATCCCTATATCGAATCACCCTTCCACATTTGGCTCTATCACCTTGCATGACATTATAAACAGAAAATTGCCCAACTGGAATGTAGTTTGTTGAAGATGCCTCATATTGCTCTTCCTCTACAATGAACATAAAGTCTTTTGAGTTCTGCAAATTTCCAATGATCCAAGTTAATGTCTGTTCCTCTGTAACTGCCCCACTATCAAAAAAACAATGTCTATTCTCATTCCTATGTTTTGTAAGCAATGCAGCATCATTCTTTGTTACTAATCTATATCTCAGGCTCATAAGTTCCCCTCATAAAATTCGTGTATTTTAGAGCAAATAAATTCTACGTCTTCACGAGTAAGTCCTGGATACAAAGGCAGTGTCAGGATGTGAGGGAAGAGTCCCTCAGCTACAGGAAGTACTGGTCTATTTCCATACACAGAATATAAATGTAGAGGCTTATAGTGAACCGAGCTCATTATTCCATTCTCTTTAAGGAAGACTGCTAAACCATCTCGATTATAACATTTAATACAGAACAAATGCCATGAAGATTGTTCAAGAGGAAGATTGAGCTTGTCACCAAGAGGAGGAAGAAATATTTTTGTTGGTATTTTGCTTTGCTTGTCAGGTAAAGATAAATCCAATAATTCTTTATGATACCAACCTACTCTTTCTCTTCTTAATCTATTAGATTCTTTTAACTTGTCCAACTGAACAAGTCCAATTGCTGCATTAATATCACACATATGAGATTTTTCGCCTATAGAATCTACAGAATATTCCCACCAGTAAGACTTATTACTGTCCGTGCGTTCCCAGGTTCCCTTGTCTATGCCAAGCCACCTGAGCTTCTTTGCCTTGTCTGCAAGTTCCTTATCTCTCACCACCAATGCTCCTCCCTCTCCCATGCTCAAGTTCTTAACTGCATGAAACGAGAAGCAACCTATGGAATCAGAAGAAATTGGTAAAGAGGAACCCTTGTAATAGGCTCCTGCTGCGTGAGCACAATCCTCAATGATCTTAATTTTTCCAGGATTAATACCAAGATCAGCACACCTCTCACTTATGGCAGTTTCCAGCATATTGACATTCACTGGTCTACCAGAATAATGAACAGGAATGATTGCTTTTGTCCTTGGAGTGATTCTACTCACGGCATCCTGGATGTCCATATTAAGTGTGATTGGGTCCACATCACAGAATATCGGTTCAGCCAGATTGTACTTGACCACATGAGCAGTAGACACAAAGGTGATTGTAGGGACAATGACTTCATCACCATGATTCACTCCTATTAACTTGAGTGCCATGTCCAATGCAGCAGTACATGAATTAAGTCCAACAACAAACTTACCCTTGCTGTATTTTTCTGCAAACTCTTTCTCGAACTGTTCTGTCTTGGGACCAAGACCTGTCCAGCCTGTACGGATCACCTCTGCTGCTGCCTCTACTTCTCGCTCATCATAAAAAGGACGGAAAACAGGGATCATTCTATTTCCCCTTCTTTTACAATATAATGACGTACAATATTATTTTTCTGTGTTATCAATTCAAAACCTCCATCCCTCTGACAAATAGAAAGGGTTTCTCCAATATCAGTCTTAAAAAGAATGGGATTAAAAACTTCTTCCATCACAAATAAAAAATCCGGATCTACTGAAAGTTTCATAACTTATTCCCCCTTACATATCTTTCCAATGCCCCTGAATCAAGTTGCATGAATGCCTTGATCAGCAAATCCGCAACAAACTTGGTTGAGAACAGACTGACAAAAGCCATCACCAACAATAATAAAAAAACTTTTATTCTTAGGATCATTTGTCCTCCGAAAGATCAAAAGTTATGACTTCCCCATCAATATACTTTTTGATCTGTTTGACATGATTACATATGGCACAGCAAAGAACAGCTTCATGGTCCTTTGTTCTACAATAAACTCTTACATATCTATGATCACATTCATTTATCTCTTGTAATCTCTTATATGCTTCTTGCTCAGTTTCTGCCTTACATAACTTGTCCGAGCATCCACAGTAGTTGGTGGCTCTAGTAATCCAACGAATATTGTCTTCTAGTTCGGTCAGTCTAGTGTCAAACTTGTCAATAGCATTTACAACAGCCTGTCCAAGATCTAGTAGACTGAACCCCCCACTATTCTGAACTTGCTTCTTAAGTTTAGTATAATTCATTCAACCTCCCTACTAGAAACAGAACTACCAAGTGTCTGTTTATGAATCATACCACTGGTGTAACTGGAATTGCTGCTGCCAATGCTGCTGTCTGTCCCACAATCAAATCATTCTGCGTTTTAATTGCATCTGCTGCTGCTTGAATTGCTGCAGGGTCTCCTGCTGCAATAGCATCTGCCAACTGCTGGGACAATAGAGCCTGCTGGTCTGTCAATCCCTTGATCGCTATCACTGCTGCTGCCACTACATCACCCTCAGCCGTGACCTTGGCTATGAGTGTTTCCATATTTGCTTTCAATTCTTCTATTCCTGACATAGTATTGTTAAATCCTCCTGATATTTTTTTGGACAACACCAGAAGATTGTCCAGAATAATTCCTATGGCATCTAACTTCTGGTCCATAGCTTTCAATTTTCTCCTTATTCCACATCCAAACATTCTACACCTCGTCAGACACTTGGTAGTTCTCTTTCCGGTAATTGTTTATTCATATATAGGTGTTCCAATAATAATAGCAATTGCTTGTGCTGGTTGAAATCCTTCTTTAGTAAGAGCTTTATATTTTTCATGCCTCAACTTAGCATTAAAATAAATGTGTTCTACCAAATAAGGAAATAGCTTTTTAAGATCGTCCATGCTCTCTTCACATTTTTCTTTTGTAGGCATTTTGGATGCTCCTGACTTTCCTGTAACAACTCCCATAATATTTCCTACAAGATCCTTCATTTCCTTCTCATCATCCATTGTCCTTCTCCAATAAAGCTTGATATGTCTCATCTCTCAATATCAATGTTTGTCCTGCCATATCCACAATCCAGTCTGTGGGATGGACAATACCAATCCCTTCCATCCATCCATGATCCACTGTGGGGTGCTTACAAAGTTTACAATCAGGAATCTTATTTATTCCCACAATCAATCTGTCCACACGCTTGCTGGAGCCATGGTGTAGCCATTGGAAAGCCCTGCATGGGATAGATTTTGTGATGTGCTTCATATAATACCTAAGTTATGGAACACACCAAATATTATAAATCCTGTCCCGAATACAGTCATGAGCAATTCAAACGTAGTCACTCGAATCTCTCTCATATCTTCACCCCTTTGGGACTATCCTTTCCCAACCTTCTTCTTTCAAATTCTCATCTGTCAAAAATTTAAACCTAACTACTGTACAAATTTCCTTTCTATCAATGAATCCCCTTGATTTGCCCTCACTAGCCATATAAAGTTCTTTTGCTTTGAGACCAACATTCACTTGTCCTTCATACACAGAATCGATCAAATCCCTATGATGAATATCACACCACCTTAAATACTTAATACTAACAAGCTCACACCAACCCCTAAAATTACCCATGTTAATTAATGTTAAACGTACACGAACACGAGCAGACTCACTCAAATAGGAGAAGGCTGACACCATCCTGATTCCATACAAGAAAACATTATACTCTCGTTTTACATTCTTCATTACTACATCTTGATTAATATTTAGACTTTCCTGTTCTATAAACCAAATCTTTCTACCAGCACCAGCCTTAAGAAAGGGCTTTTCCTCAACCGCTTCCCTAATTTCCATAGTATTCAACGCTTCACTTAGTGCTTTATTATTAGCAAAAATAGTACCATTATAGTCCTCAACAAATTTCTTGTTTTTCCTAGTCTCCCAACCTTTCTTAGCTGCTTTAGACAACCTTTCTTCCCTACGTTTATCCATCAAAGGTTTTACAATTTCTGGAATACTTTTCTTTTTCATGACTTTATCCTTTCATCTACAAATTCATCAAAGTACAAGACCTTACCATGACACAATTCCAACCTGACCACAAGAGTCACTCCATCATTCTGTCCTGTCTTTGGATCATAAATTTTATCGGGCTCAGAGAAGTGAGGACACCAATCGCCACAGAAATCCTCATGAAAAGGACAGACCTGGTCTGTAAACTTCTTTCCTCTCTTGATAAGAAGAAATCCCTTTTGATCAATACATCCTTTCATTTCCCACCTACCATGATGTCTGCCTTCTTTATAATCTCGATACACTTGATGCAGATATGGAAGTCATCATCGTCATCATGTGTGGACGCAGGGGTTAATTGATACTGCTCCCGATTTTGCAGGTCAAAACTATAGATCTCCAGGTCAGGATGTTCCTCATCATTCTTCTTGCAGATATTACACTGGAAGTATTCATGCTTGCTCATAGACATTCTCCCTTCTTGCACATACAGTGATAACAAAAAGATGTGGTATTCCCTTCTTCATCAATCCCAACAGACTCAGACGGTCCATACGACCCACAAGAATAGCAATCAGGGTCAACGCTCACTATCAATTTACATCCAGGACACAATACAACCCCTTCCCCCAATGAATCCTTAATGCCCTTGGCTATTCTTTGCATCTCTAACATATAGATAATTCCTTTCTTAATCCATCACTATCAAACTCACCGCTGCAAAAACCAACAGACAAACTGCAATGCCTGTTAAAACATCCACGGCAGCGGGAACAACACCTTTATAATAAGCATCAACCAATAAAATGGTTAAAATAAAACCATTTATAATAAAATAACCTAAAAGTTTTTTAACCTTCATCATTCCTGCAGCCATATTTTTCTATCCTGCTCTTTCCCACAACGAAGACATTGTCGTTTCTGCCGTGGCTCCACCTGAGCAAATTGCTTCGCTAGGTCAGGGTCTTGTTTTAAGAGACTCTTCAGAACATACTCATTCTTGTATGTCTCCCACTTTTCCCAATTATGAAAGAAATAACCATGAATACAAGGCATTCACTCACCTCCTATTCCTTTATTATCTTATCATGAGACGTATAACATCATTGAAAAATGCTTGAACCAAGCCTATACAAAATCCAGCTACCACAGCACCAAGCATAATCAAAGCTATATCCCTCATCACTCATCTCCCAACATGAAAAAAGGATTATACCATCTCCCAATCTTCACCCATCATATCTCCAGATGACACTATCAGAGGATGCACCTTTTTATCCTCTGTCTTAATACTTAATTTCTCATCACTAAGAAATATAAAGATATCAGGATTATTCCATTCCTTTTTTGTCACCTTACTCCCGGCTTCCACCATTTTCAATGCGTCATAAAAATTCATTTCCTTCACCATCGTTGGACTTTTCATAATCTCTCCTTTATATTCATTACCCATATATTCATTCCCCATCTTTACTCCTTTTCCTCCCACTCTCCACACCAATCATCAACATCCACCACGGGAAAGGCCCAATTATCATCAGCCCATACAGGAGGGAGTCTCCGACAGAAATTTGCATAAGACTTCTTAAACATAAATCTACAATTCCAACACCCTTCCTGATCTTCAGGGATAGCCTCCATTGATGGTGAACACGATCCTCCATAATCTACAATGTCATCCATATTCTGCTCCTTTTTAATCTTTCCAAAAGGACCATGTAAGATCCTTAGGTTTCTCACCATACAATTCCCCCGCTTGTTTGATCCAATCTTTTATTCCTTCCGGTCCTCCACTAGTGATTGCACCTTCCCCTCTTCCTACCTTGTTCCATCTTGGATCCAAATCCGAGTGTACTGTCCATGTTCCCATCCAGACAAGTTTCATATTTCCTTCTTATAAATATAAAAATCAGCAGAAGAGGTATCTTCACTTGCTTTTCCATTCTCTTCTGGAAAATCATTGAGGATTCTTTTTGCCAAAGACCATCCTTTTATGTTTTCCTGAATCCATTTTGTAAAATTCCTATGTCTCTGACAACCAAGCAAGGAAGAATTGTCCTTATTCGTATCATAAATTATTACCCATTGATTGGATACGGTAAACAAATCCCAAAGAAAATGCTCCCATATATCCTGTTCTATCAAATGTAAAAGAACGTCTATTGCTAAACCCAAATCCCAATCCCTACCATCAATAAATCCATCAAACTGACTCATCAACTTAAATGTTTTTATAGAATCATCTTTAAATAATACTTGGCATTTTTGAATTGCTATGGGACTAACATCTAATCCCAAATATTTTGGATAGGAGGCCAATTGTAATTGGCTCCCATCACCACATCCAAATTCAATCACTGACTGAATATTCTTTACCTTTACAAATGCATTAATTATCTGTGCCTTAAATTTTCTCAATTTCCCTTTTGAGCCAGATCCTGAATGACCTTGTTTCTCATATCGCTTAATCCAATACTCAGTAGATCCCGTATATTCAAATCCAAAAGCCTTATCTTGCATAAAGACCCCCATCGTTAAGAATAATCCCAATGAAACCTATTAACCGAGACAAACTATGAAACAAAGTATGTTCTCTAAATGTTCGATCTAACGCCTTTTCAATATAAGGGAGTCTATCATCTGGATGTTTTACAAAATATTCCACTGCATCACAATATTCACTTGGTGTACTCACGGAAACAACTTCGTCTTCTAAAAAGAAGTCAGGCAATGCTTTTGGATTATCCAATATCTGAAAACCTCCACAAGCAGGGATAATAAGTGTCCTCTCATTTACATTAAAATATCTTTCAATCTGTCCTGGTTGATGTAAATTTAAATTAATTAATGAACTAGAATAATACTTAGGGATCTCCTCTATACCCAATCCTTTTGTAACTATTGCAAAATTATCCCACCCATAACCAGCAACACACCCTCCTTTAATTTTATCCATAATAGGAAAAATCCATTTTTGTACCAAATTAATTTTATTACCTGATATTGTTCCACAATAAAACCAAGAATAATCACTACCCAAATCCGTGGTGTGATGAATTAGTGGATTACAACCAAATTGAAATTGATGAATTGGAATACCTTCCCTATTCCTAGGTGCCTGTCTGTCTAAAAAGAAATCAATAATAAAATGTCTGGGTTGAATAGGAATTGGATCCGCAGCACCTGATATGTGTCCAATTAATATTCCTCGATCTATTAATTTTTGTGCGTCAAATTGAGAAAGGTAAAATTCATCAGCACAAGTAATAAATATATTAGGTTGATACTTATCTAAATATAAATCTATCTCTTCCCAGAAAGGATATAAATGACAATCTATGCCCATAAATTCAAAAATCATACACCATGATTCCATTAGATATTTAATTGCTCCATTTGGAGGATAGTGAAGGAGAATACAATAAGGAGAATCAAAAAACTTCCCTTTATACTCTCTTTTTAATTTATCCTGCCAGTATAAACTATTAAGGGCAATATCATCTGCATACTCTTTTGAATTTATCATTCTATCTCCTCAATCAATTGGTACATGATGCATGTTCTCTTTAAGATTATCTGAACATTCCTGACAGATACCATGGGATATAAGAGTGTCATCTCCGTCATAAAGAATCTTACCACACCAAGCACATATTATCTTTACCATACCTACCCTTTTACCACAAAGGATTCCCCATACATTGGTGTATCTAATGAATGAACTGCTTCCTCAATATCTTTTATTCGTTCTTTAAAATCATACTTGTCCTGAATGATCTTTCTAAATGTTGTGGGACTCCAAGGCATTGTAAGAATCTTATCCACAAATTCATCTATTGTTGTCCACACAAACATCTCTGGGTATATGTCTTTTGCTCCTGGGAAATTATGCACCATGGGCATGCAACCAGTTGCCATAGCTTCCATCACACTCATATTTTGTGATTCCCAAGGGGAAGAACATACTACATAATGCATATCTTTTAAAAATGTGGGCATATCATTTACTGCACCATGTAATATAATATTATTTTCTAGTTTCATTTCTTTTGTCATATGTTCCCAATATCGCAAATACCTTAGATCATAAAAATCACCTGCCACATGGAGTTTATGATCAAGACACAAAAAAGGATTTGGATAACCTGTATCATCAACTACAGTGTGATGGCTTAACTTTTCAAAAGCATGTAACATGAGCATCGGTCCTTTTTTATCACCAATATGACCTATATAAGCAACATTCTTTCCTCTATTTTTGATCTTGTTAACTAGCCCATTATCCCAGCCATCTTCAGTCAATGGAAATCTCTCCATGTCCACACCATTTGGAATCACATATGTTTCAAAATTCTTATTTAAATTAGTAAAACTTCTAATTTGGTTAATAGCTTCTAATCGAACATGTTCGGCGACACAAATTAATGCATCACACCTATCCCAATTAATGTCCCTTATATAACCACTAACATTCTGTAATACCTCATATGAATGAAGCCTGATAATCACCTTTTTATAATCTAACATAGAAGGATGTCTTGTAATTGCAGCACATAACGGATCGGCCCATTCCTTCCACACAATATCTGCCCAATGCACGGCCTGCTTTATCTCTTGTCCTTGCTCTGTATATACTTCTTTTACCTCATATTCTGATAATGTCTTAAAATGTTCTGCTACTGGTTTTACAAATGTTTCCTGCCCTGGAACACATAAAAACAATATCTTATTCATTATTTTTTTCCTCTTCAATCTCTACTAATTTATATTTCTTAAATAATGGAACCAGTTTACCGTCAATATCCATTCGTGGATAATATTCTATATGAATTGTTACAGGCTTATCATATTCTATATGAAGATCAAGAGCTTTAACAGGGTTATTTATTCCTAAAAATTCAAGTAGTTTTTGCGCTTCCTTTGGTCCTATGATGGTTATATCTTTCATTTATTTTCTTCCTTTCTTTACAGGGTATCTAGAAGCATAGTCAGGGAGAAAGAAAGCATTCTCCATCTCCCTGACTAACCGATGAATAAATGTGTCCAACTGCCTTTCAACTTCCAAATCAATCCAATCTCTTAAATCCCCCAACCATAGTTCACATATTTCATGAAAGGCACACCAACAAATCCTATAATGATCAGGTTTAAGACCAACCCACTCAGGAGTTAGATTGACAGTAGCCAATCTATCCTCAGTAGAAAATGCAGCACAAGCATAACTATCTTCATATTTCCCATCTTTCCATTGTTCAAAGGTGTACATAATTGAATAATCTTTCAAACCAATCCTGTCTATCCAATACTGACATTCCTGTTTGAACATTTCAAAATGTTGGTTGGTACATTTATAAGCTTTTGACTTTGCCATTATAATCTTATTGCCTCCAATCCAATTACATTTCTTCCTTCACATTTGATTGAAAGGAAACCAAGATCAACTGGATCCATCTCTCCTCGTTCCGCATATCCTGAAACATTATCCCCATACAATTTCAAGAATGATCCTGTACATCCATAATAACGATGATCAGGATGGATATAACTTTCATTCCCCTTCATTGCCCCTATATACTTTTGTTTTATTCTCTTCCCATCATCAACCATAATCAATGTGTCAACTGGTTCACAAACAAGTAATTTATGAGCATGTCCCTTAGCCATTACAATACAATCAGCAGATTTTTGTTTCAATTGTCTTTTCAATATCAATTTCATATTAGACAATGATCTGATAGGATCATCTGCATAGGATTGAATACTTTTCCTTCCATGTGTCAAATATACTTTATACATAACCTTTTTATCTTTATCTCTAACAATCAATTTACAAGTAAATGTACCATATTGAATCTTTGACCCAAGTTTTTGCAATTCAAACACTAAATCCTCAGCAAGATCCCCAAGTTTCCATAATGCATGATTATGATTGGAATCTAAAATCACCAATAATCTATCTTTTACCTTTTTTAATCGCTTCAAACAATCCCTTTGTTGAATTAGGGGATAGTTAAACCCATGGACTTTTGGATCATATCGTTTATCATCCACCATTATTCCTTCAATCTGATCACCCATATGAACCAAAAACCTATTACTTTTCTCATGAACATAATCAACACACTTGTTCCATCCTTCTTCCCAAAACAATAGATTCCCTTGTTGTTCATCACCAGCTAAAACGATTTCATGATTATTGGGTAAGACAACGTCAATTATCTTCATCCTTTCTCCTTATGATTTTCTCCTGACCAATGCCCTATATACCTTCTTATAGGACGAAGTATCATATGCATTATCAACGTAACAATTCTTAGGATCAAAATTCTCTATATCTACTAAAGGTATTCTTACTTCACCATTCATTGAATTAATTACCAACCACAATATTTTTTCTAATTCCTGAATTTTATTCAATAAACTAACAGTAAATAAAGGATCATCCTCGTATTTCAATTCTTTTCTCTCCTTCTCTGCTCTCCCATAATATTTTATTATGTTCCATCCTCGACTTCATTATTCCACAACTACAATTAACACATAATTTATGATCTTTATCAACTTCTGGATGCAACGGCTTCCCACAATGAACACATCTTCTCTCTTCTCTACATTTGGCTGCATATTTTTTCCTCACTTCTCTTTGTCTGAGTATACATTTAGTACAAAGTGAAATACTCCCTGGGTGCAAAGGGTTTGTGTCATAAATACAGAGCCCTTTTAGCTTATTTTCTTCCCTCCATTTTCTTTTGTTTTCTATTCGTTTGTGTCTGTCTTTATATGGCATGAGATTTATTCTTTCCCAACAAACACTTTTGAATTTTCAGATAACCATTTTCTTACTGCCATATGAATGATTACACTCATATTAACCCCGAGTACTTTACTTCTTTTCTTTAATTCATCATATAAATCAAATGAAAGATTGACTGACATTTTTTTCTTTAGCATAATAAAAACCTCTCCCTTTTATGGAGAGGATTATATATACATTGTATTGATGATGCAAGTACAAAATTTATTTTTCCATCATTTTAACAAATTCTTTATTGTTTTTCAATTGTTAAAATGTCTTTTCCCTCTTTCAAAAAATTCCTGAGCACAAGGGTAATAAAAGTAGAAATTGGTATATCATACTCATCCTTCTTTATTTTCAACTCCTCAAAAAGATCAGGTGGAACCATATATGGAAACAACCTGTTCTTTGTTTTCCTTTTCTTACTAATCGGATCAGATACACTCATTGTTTTTCTCCCTTTCATATAATGAAGTAAACTCTTCATACTTAAAAATAGGGGCTGGTTTAATTTTCCATCCTTCTTCCTCTCTTGTGATAATAGAACCATTCTTCCATTTGTCGTCAAGATCAGCCCAGTTCAATCCTTTATCATAAATCATATCATGCATATCAGCCTGTGTCTTCTTGTTTAATTCTTTATGTGAATACAAAGATTGAGCTAACATCTGAACTGAATTACGAATCCAATCCTTTTGTCTCCAAATAAAGTAATTAGCAACTTCTTCAACTGGGATATTAAATGCACGAGAATCAAAGATACCTATTCCCTCATAAGACTCATTAAAAAAATCAGTAAATCGAGTGGAGGCAATCGAAGCACTTACAGATACCATTTTCTGAATATTATAATCAAACCATGCTTCTGTAGTTAAAGTATCATAATCAGAAAGAAGAAGAGAAATTTCATCTGACTGAATATAAGCTATTTTAACTCCTTGGATTTGTTCACAAAGACCTTCAGCAGCCATGTTCATACACCAAGAAAAATCACCATCAAAAGGTTTCTTACATTTTCTTGTCAAAGTATGAAATGCTTTCCCATCAAGTCTAAGAATAACTGGAGTCCTCCTGGTCAATTTCATTCTGTATCTATTCTCATAGTTTTCCTTCATCCTGTCACCAAGGGAATCTTTCATAATTTAATTTCCTCCACTTCTATTCCTATCAACTCCAACAACTCACCTTTATGTCTTTCACACAACACATCTACTATCTGTATCATATATTTCAATGCAGCCATCAATTCCAATCTAGTCATATCATTTAAATCTCTTCCCTTGAATCTTTTCTGACCATCAAGTGATTGTTCTATAAAATGATCAATCACAGGCAATTTAACTATATACAAATTCTTCCTTGGTTTTTTCCTCTTCTCATATGCGTCTTTTCTTCCTGCATCTCTTTTAATCCTAGCAATCTCCTTCTCTTCCTCAGTCAGTTTTGGGCGTCCTGGACCTGGACGTTTTGGTTCTATTCTTGCTGGTCTAAATGTTTCAGTCATTTTAAAAGCCACACAATAAGTGGACCGAAAATATCATGTCCAATTACAAAACCACAAGTGGAGTATAAAATAATCTTTTCAAACTCAGTCATAGCCACTCTCCCTCAGACTTCATACCCCATACTGGAGACTCACATTTGCACAAAGCATAATGCTTGTCACAAATCCTGCAACATTTACTTGCAATGTATGGGCTCTTCATAAGATTGATAATTCTCTGTTCCTTATCTAGACAAATACAGTCCTCTAAATCCTTTTCACAACTGACACAGAACATATTCTTTCTCCCCCTCCCCCTTATGGAAATACTTTACTTACTTGGATATGTCTATCCTTAACCCTTTCATCCTGCATAACTGCTACTGGTCCTTGTTTGTATATCATTGCTGCCAAATTAACTGCTGCTCCCCACTGAGCACCTGATAATCCTAAATCTTTTATAATTGGATTTGTCATTCCCCATTCCCAAATTTTGTCACTCAACCCATCTTCCTTCCACTTATCAAAATCATACTGCTTTTCAATTAAATGTCTCACTACCTCAGCAGTTGTTATTTGAATTGCCTGCTCATACCCTGGTCCCAATCCTCCCATCTCAATTGACCAGACTGTCTTTCCTTCATCCCATCTCCTCAACCACTCACTGCAATCTTTCCCATATAGTTCTTCTGCTATTTCCTTTTTCATAAATTTAAACTCCTTTTTAATCTTTCACATCAAGTAAAAATAAGAAACATAAAAACCCAATGAAAGTGTTCACACTCATCCCTGGAAAGATAGTTATTTCAGGATTGATCGCCTTTGCTATGACAGTTGCTCCTAGGAATATTGCTAGTCTCATTCTTTCCCCTTCTTATAATACTCAAACACTGGAATCAATTGATCCCTATCTTTAATAGTATATTCCCAATCATCTTCATCTACCTGATACTGTTCCACATCAACATAAAATGTTTTGGGAACAAATGGTAATTTAATAAACTGTCTACTTCGTTCCCCCTCTACTGTCCCTGTAAATGCTGAACCTGTTTGTGTCCTCCATACTATTGCATCCAAATAATAAGGTTTACCTTTCTTCCCTTGTTTAAACACTGCACTGCTTCTTCTATTCTGATATGTTCCCTTGCTACACTCATTCCACTCATCGTCCTTCCCTGTAATTGGACTCAATGGTTCAAATGCTGCCAACTTCGCAAACATATTTATGCAATATGGAGCAGATGATCCCGTATGGCCTTGCTTCTCAAACACATTAAGCAACTCAAACAAATTTTCTACTATCCATTTATTTGGTCCTTCCTCAGTCTCATCCATTTTATACCCAATCAATGCAAGTTCCTGTTTGGCAAATTGAATAAGGTTATTCTCCCCTTCCTTCTCTTTCCCCTCCAATGGATAATTCCACTCAATCAATCTTCTTGTCCCTTTCTTTAAATGTTTAATCCCACCATATTCCTTAAACAGTTCAGGTTTAAGCTCAAACATAAATGTGGAATCCCTACCTCTGTCATACCATTGCCTAAGTCCTTCCATCCCCGATAAATATGGTTCGGCTTCCTTTTTAAAAAACTCATAAAACCCATCTTCATCTCTGCATACCCATACTTTCATAATATTCTCCTTTTAAAGTTTTATTTCAAAATGAACGGATACCTCAGTTGCTATTCCTCCATAATCAGCCCTATATATTTGTAAATTACTAACATAAAGTCCCGTTTTTGTTTCAAAGTTTGTGATTATCTCCTTTATTTCTTTCTCACACTTGTCTCTTTCTTCCTTTGCTGCTTCAATAGTCATATTCCACCTCTTCCCTTCCACACACACTTTTTTAATGTTATACTCTTGAATAATACTGTACCAACTGGAGCTACCACATGGTGTATATTAGACCCCGCTAAAACTTCTTCCCACCATTTCTCCAAACTTTCTATATTAGAAGGAAGATAATCAAACAAACAAGGACTTATTTTTGATCTCACTCCGGTTGCTCCCCATATCTCAACATTTGTGTAGTCTTTCGGTGGTAAATATAATAATGATAAAAAGGAATGAGCATGTCTAAGTGTATCAAACCCATATAATAAACCTACTTTGGGATATGTCGTTTTTGACTTACTATATTCCAGTCTCCTCAACCAATACTCATCACTTGATTTATATTCATTATCCCATCGTCTCGTACTTGAGTTAATCGAAATTCTTTTCCCCTCCACCTCTTGTACTACTTTGTATAACATCCGTTTCCTCCTTTAAAATTTCTTCTCTTCCCAACACCCACACCAATCATCAATTTCCATCACTGGGAAAGCAAACTCCACTCCATCACGCCAACTTCCGGATTCCATTAAACCTTTAGCAGGATATGATTGCGGTGGATACCTTTTACAATGACCATTCTTACTATTCAACCAAACAAAAAAGAAACATGTTTTACAACTTTTTGATTTCATATACTCATCTCCAAGCAAGATACACAGCTAAACACTCCCTTTTACTTTAAAATAGTAATCACCTTTATACTGTCTTCAACAGTTAATCCCACAATAGGATTTGTCTTTACAAAATAAGGCGACTGAGAATCAAGCATGTCTATATCATCATCAATTATAACAAATTTAGTTACATCATTAGTATCTATCCATACCTGTATTTCCATTCCTCTACTCCCTCTTAATAAATCTGGAGTTGTTCCAATAATCTCACCTGGTAACTCTCTCATTTTCCACATGGTGAGCAAAGCTTCTTTACCCATACTTTTCCAAGAAGAGGATATGATTAGTTTTGCATTAGTTTGTTTTATAATATACTGCAAATTCTTTACACATCTTGGATCAAATGCATATCCATACTTGTCCGGATTGTCCTCCTCCAATAAAGAAGTAATCCTTATATGGTCAAGTGAAGCAATCACCCCATCAATATCAAGAAAGATTATTTTCATACAGTTTCCTCACCCCCTTGATCCGCAACCATGCCGAGAACATGCTCGTAATGGTTCTTAGTATATTCAGGAGCCTCGTTGTAGTAGGGCCAGTCACAGAACTGGTCTATCCATTCCTGTTTGAGCCTGTTCATTTTCGGTACATCCAGTGGAATTGTTAATGTTACCTCGTCCGACCAATTAGCCATAGGTATTGCCCATCCCATGTGTCGTTGGCACAGACAGGTGAAGCGATCAGCCCATAGCCTATCATGCTCAGGGTATTTGATATGGGCTATTTCATGGAGAAGTAGGAAGATGTCATCCTTGCTGTGCTCGTCTATCCATATCTCTTTCAGGTTAATCATACACAAAGCACCACCTGACTTGGTTACAATGATCTTCCAGTCGTCATAGTGGTGCTGTTTCAAAACTTTATATGCTTTTTCTATGGCTGTCATAATGCTTTCCCCCTTATTAAAATCATTATAACATACTTTTCAAACAAACTCAATAAAAAATATACATTAATCATATTAATTTTCCCTAAATTCACTTTTAAATAAAAATAAAAAACGAGGATTAACCTTTCCCTATACTACAACTCAATCCCCTTACCCCCATATATAAGCATTGTAACATACATAGTGTTAGTGTGCAGAAAGAGTGTTAGTGAGTTAAGATAATATACAAACAGGATGCTCATTCATCATTCCTATCCCTAACTGTTAATACAATGCAGATGAACAAGGTTTAATCATAGGTGTTAATGAAGTATGTTCCTTTTAAAATAAAGTGTGTTATTAAATAATCTCTTAAACAGTTAATACCTCGTGTTGAAATAACCCAACCTACCGAAATTACACAACAATCGACACCCCCTACCCCGACACACCGAAATTATTAGTAAATTCAATCGGTTACAAAACCGATCAAAAAAAACATCAATAATTTCAACATGTTAAAATCAAAAAAAAATATCGGATAACATATTGTAATCATTACACATTTTTGAAAAGTATCAATTTTTGTAACCGATTGATATTATTGAAACATTACATATTCATTTCAAAATGAATATGTAATGTTATAAAAAAATGATAACCGATTGTAATCATTAATGATTTTCATACATTTTTCTCTTGCATGTATTGTATATGTGTGATACTATATATTTAATGAAAAAAAGGATGCAGGCGGGCATGAAGAGCCGGTCCGAGGAGATTTAACATGGCAAAAGCAGCGAAAAAAGCATCAGCGGCGAAAAAGGAGTTTTTCGGAACTTTGGCGACAGCTCAGATATCTGTCCCGGTCGTACCAATCGACCTCAGCCCCCTGGCCGAACCGATCACCATCCCGACCGAAACCGTCCTGGTTGACAAGCTGGTCGGGAAGCAGGGGTTGCGCAAAGTTCACAGCCTGGCCAACCTCTCCGAGAAAGCTGGCTCAGCAGCAGCGATCATGCATCAGTTGCTCAAGGCCGGCCAGGGCACGATGAGCGCTTCCGAATGCTTGCGCAAGATCCGGGCCGCCGGCATCGAGTCAATGGCAGCCAAAACCGATGAGCAGGTCCTAGCATACATCCGCAGCGAGCGCGCATGGATCAAGCGCACACAGAACTTCGAGGTTACGATCACAGCTTAGCTGATCGGTCGATCAAAGAGCTCACAAGGATGTGAGCTCTTTCCTTGGACCGATGAGTTTGCTCTTTTAAGATTCAGAATATTGGCGGGACGGCACGGTGGGGCTTCTTTGGAAGCACGGAAAAGAAATTCTTTCAAAGGGACCTTCTTTTCAAGCAACCTTTTTCAGAAAATTCTTTCAAAGCAAGTTTCTGTCAAAGCAGTTTTTCAGCCCTTGCTGAAAATGTCAGAATTCTTCACTAGAAGAAAAACAGCCCCTGTTGAAAATGTCAGAAAAATTCTCACAAAGCAGATTTTCAGCCCCTGTTGAAAATGTCAGAAAAATTCTCACAAAGAAAAATTCTTCACCAGAAAAAATAAACAAAATAAAATCTCCTGTTTACAAACTGTTATGTTTTATGATATAATAAAAACAGAAAAAAAAGGACAAAACAAAATGACAGAAAGAATGGTTGATCAACTGATCCATAAAGCTCATGGTATGAACTTTATCAGTCGGTTGAGCAACAAGTTCAATCGTTAAGCTCTTTGACAATGGGGTTTAGAAGACCCCTACATAATGGCGAGTTCCAAATGGAACGCTACTTTGAGATTGGAATCTTTCTGATCTAGATGTTATGCTGCGAGTTTATAGCAGATGTAGTCCTTGTAATCCCTATACCAGTTGATATGTATAGTCCATCGTGAGTTGAAAAGCGGACGTGCTGCGAGTTTATAGCAGATTAAATTAAATGCCAATAAAATGGTTCTTGATCAGAGTCAGTAGGGTGTAGAAAGCAGAAGGCCTTGTGAAGATCACTAAGAAGGAAGAAGGCTCAAGGTAGACAGAAAAGCCGTATGTAGAAATAATGAGACGTCCTGTTGGTGAAAGATAGTGCACTAGACGTATGTGTAGGATTGCGTGATAGGTAGGGAAACAGATCCTGTAGCTTATCACAGTGATATGTAATGGATTGGGAATCGGTGATGTTAGTTGGGGAGAATAAACCGATTCTATTCGAAAAGCGAGTCGAGTAGCTGATGGCTGCAAGATGACAGCCCTAGAGAGGACGTAAATGGCAAGTTATATCTTAGTATCGTGTCTGTCTTCCAGCAAGAGAAATCCTATGATAGCAACACTGTGGATAACAGAGGTAGTGTTGCGCTACAAACAACGAAGGCTGGAAACAAGACAGATCATGTCAAAAAAAGACATGAGGATGCAGAACCCATCGCAGAAAAGATATAAACTGAGCTAGGATTGCATAGTCAGTCCGCTGGGAGAAAGTGACAGGCTTCTCCCAGTCATTGGTTAGTCAATCAAAAATCTTTGAAAGGAGATGAAGATGATAACAGTGAAAAACAGCTACTTCAAGACAAGTCCTGGTTTGATGTCAGGCTTGGACTTGAACCAGTATCATCTACAAGAGGTCTTCTTCAGCAAGTGTGACTTTCACCCATGTTGTGAAGACCTGGTCAGGAAGAACCTGACCAACTGGACCTTTGATGACTGTGACGTGCCGTTCTACATCAAAGGGTTGCAGACATTCTAGTCTTTTGAATGATAGGTGGGATTGGATATCCCACCTTGAATTGAGGAGATTAGTTTAATGAGTGAAATCTTGTAACGCTCATGGCACATCATCAAAAATTCTTTTAAAGAAAGGGAGATAACAATGTTTGACTTAAACGCAGCAGCAGCTTTAACAACTGGAACAGTTGGAACATCCAAGTCAGGTAAGGTCCGCTCTTTGGAAACCCTGTCAGAGAAAGCAGGCTCCGTTGCTGCTATCATGCACAAGATGCTCAAAGATGGCGATGGTGTCATGTCAGCTTCCGCTTGCTTGGCAGCAGTCCGCAAAGCCGGTCTCGCATTGCACAAGGATGACAAGCAGCTCCTCTCATA